CTAGCAGCATCACCGTCTGGAGTGGCTGGCGCACGAATCGCAAGCTCTACAGCTGACTGATGGAATAGTACGTTTGGAGTGTAGCTAGCACCCACCGCAATAGTCTCATTGTCTGCAATAGCTACCTGAGCACCAGGAGTACCGATAGTCATGGTTGCTGAAGCTGCGTGAGTATGCAGGATATAGTTGCGAGTAGTGTCTCCACTGAATTGCAAGATATCACCAGCAGTACCGTCAGTAGTCTGAACCCCGTCTACTGTGATGGTAGTACCGTTCAGTGCAACTGCGCCATTAACAACGTGGTCATCAGAACCGACAGCGGTATGAACTGCAATCTTGCCAGACTCTTTAAGCATACAGCCCTGAAGATCAAGCAATGTGCCTTGACGAAGAAGCTGAGAACCGCCAGACTCATTAGCCTTCTGGAGTTGTGCCAGATTACGGAGCTTGGTACCTGCAGCAGTATTAAGTACAAGACTCAAACGACCGTCGTTGGTTACGCCGCCATTGTCAGCGATAACCTGACGAGCATCTGCAATCAGATCAAAGTTAGAAGCGAATGGGGTAGTGCCTGCAGTACCAACAGCGCGTGAAGCACCCTGATAAGCTGCTTGCCACAGATCCTCTTCAATCTCGTTAGTCAGAGTACGCATAGCCTGTGCAATCTGATCTCCATAGATAGTCTCGAAGCCTGAACCATTATTAACATGTTTCATATCCTCACCAGTCCAAGGAATCTGAACTGCGCGAGCATTATCGATAGTCATTGTCTTAGTATCAACGGTCTGATCTGTTCCCTGAGGAATAGTCATTGACTCGGAGATACTAGTTGCAGAAGCTGTACGAGTGAAGTGTGAACGAACAGTATCATTCAACGCCACACGAGCCGTGTCCGCATTAATTGTGGAAGAAGGGATAAAGCCTACAAGCTCTCGTCCCACGGTATCTGCTGCCTTGTAAATGTCGGCAGCCAGATTAGTAAGTGTATTCGCCATTTTTAATTTCCTTAAAAGTTACTAATTTACTGAGAACAATAAGCTGCCCTCTTACCAAGTTCAGACTGTACCACAATCCAAGGTAGTGACACTGCCACTAATATCTGTTACACCTATGATATAGATCATAGACTGATTTTTTTCAATTGTCAACTACTTTTCCGCCTTTTTTTGCATATTCACTTCTTGCCAGTTGACTCATATTATCAAACTCATTTCGAGTAACAGTCCGACCTTCACTATTACTTCTATTCCCATGCTGAGAACCTGATCCTGTAGAAGTAGCAAATAAATGAGGGGCGGATTGAGTAAGCCCCTTCATCCATTCGTTCACTGCCATTGGAGTAACCCCATCTGCTCCATATATGACATGACCATTAGTATCATGCGGAGTAGCTTGTCCATCAACTAGCTTAAAGGCAGATCGTGCTCTAAGCAGGATATCCTCTCCTGCTGTAGCCAAGGCTCCTTCTTTAGCAGATAATTCCCTTACCGCATTATCTATTACCAATCCTTCTAGCTGACGATTGTATGTTTCATTCTGAGTAGAAAGACCTTTGATCTGTTCCTCGTATTCTTCTTTCATTCGCTTGGTACGTTCTTCTACCAGCTCCTCTACCTTGCCTGCGTCAATTAACTTCTTATCCTTTTGTCTTCTAGCAACAGATCTAAGTTTCTCATATTCATCTAGGTCTATCTTTCCATAAGAAGATTCCAAAGACTCCATCTTTTTCATCAACTTTACATTATTCTCTCGAAATTCATCCACCTTTGACTTGTCTACCATTCCAGATACTCCTAAAATATAAGAGCCATCTTTTTCAACGTAGTGATCCTGAAGTGCCTCTGGCACATTATCCAAACTATCTACCTTTGCTTCTAACATTTTTGATCTCCGATCATTTAATCCGCATCGTTAGGTTTCCCAGGGGATACAGTTGCCCTTTCCTTCAATCTTACAATCTCTTCTTCTACTGTAGAATCAGGAGGGAGCAATTCTCCTTTCTTAATGTTCCAGGTAGCTGCTTCTTGAGAAATCACTCCGTTTTGCCAAGCTCCGACTAAGGCAGTTAAATCCTTACTACTCATCTTAGCATCGATGATGTCCTTGTTAATCTCTACTGAGATTCCCTCTGAATCAATCCCCTGCCATTCTGCCATCTTCTTCAAGGCTTGAGTAATTCCCTGCTCAACAATATTAAGTGATTGAATAACAGTGGAAGTTTCCGCATTCTGCCTCAGTCGAACGGTTTCAGCTGCCTCTACTCCCTCTCGACTTTGCTCAAGCATCTGAGCCCCGAGGGTTGCCATCATGCGTCGCTTGTCATCAAGAGCAGTCTCCAATGCTCTCAATCCTTGACCGCTGAATTCCAAATATCCAGCTTTTGATTGAACGTCAGGGAGTACCCAGGCAGTACCTGCTCCAATTCTCAGTTCAGTATCAACGTCAATCCCAGTAACATAAGGGGTAGGAAGAGCAGTATAGTGTCGTCCATGCTCAAGATCCGCACTTGTCCTATAATGACTGAGGGACATGTTAACCAGGTTAATTGAGCTAGGGCTGGAGATATTGAGTCCAACTCCTTCTTTACTAAGTACCACCAACGGAATACCCTCAATAGCAGTACCTCTCAAGGTAGGCTGAATCTTTTCTACTATTTCCCAACCATAATCTTCTTGCCATAGATTAACCTGATACCCCTCTTCAGTAGCGATTAACTCTCTTAATTGAGTAATTTCCTCGATGTCATATACATCATCGGGGGCTACCTGCTGCACGGTCTCTCCCAATACTACACTGGAATTTGACCAGTTTCTAATCGATTCTGCAGTATACCCCGTTAGATAAGGACGATCTCCATCGTGATCCACTAGGATGGCATAACGGCTCATTAGCAGGTGTTCCTCAATCATCTGCTGAATAAATCCGTTTAGAGATATCCCTGTATTGGTAATATCCTGTAACCAAGGCCGCATCTTATCGGGCACATTAACTACAGGGGGGATTCTAGTAGAGGATCCTACCATTCCCTGGATTGTTCTTGAGATGACTGAATAGTACAGAGCCCTCTTCTTATAGGCTGAATAATCGTCGTCATCTTGCCCTGAGAGCTGAGGAAGGTAGGTTGTTCCTCGATCCTTTACCTCGTCTTCCCCCTCAAAGCAATCTCGACAGCGCTGCCACTTATCTTGATAGGTCTCATACTGAGGATGCAATAGTTCTACGCCCATAATCTATATTCCCATAACCTTTTTAATGTCCAACGTATTCTTAATCAGGGGGTATTCCCCGTGTATCAAATACCCTAATGCATCTGGGGCATGATCAATATCAAGCGACTTATCAGGAATACTGGTCCCCTGCTTATAAGTCATGCCTTCCAAACCTCGAATCAGTTCCTTACATTTTGGATTAATATGCAGACGCCGTAAACCCTCAACATTACATAACATCGCATTAACCTCATTCACCCTGTCTACCACCTTTGGCGCTCTGCTGGGGGCAATAACTCGGAAGCCATATTGCCTGAGAATGGTAAAGTCAGTTTGTCCTACAGGGGCCGAGGTCTTCCGCGCTCTGCCAGATGGATCTGGATATATTGTAATCGGTCGGGTCGGATACCGATTTCTCAGCTCCTCCGCCATCTCCTCAGTAGTAGCGTTCTCCATGATAATCTCGTCGAATATATGCAGCTCCTCTACTTGGGTCTGATCAATCGGGGTTACGTTGTCTCCCTTCTCAGGATTCAGAGGTCGTTTGACCTTTATTCCCAGAGTCATGCAGGAGGGTGATACGTTGAAGTCCTCTCCTACAAATAGTCTTGCTTCTGGGTGTTTATCAATCACATTAGCTGAAACATTATGCGCCTTGCTAAAGGCTGAGTAAACTCGATTTGACAAGGTCTCGAAGCTAGCTAGATACTCCTGCGCAAAGGCTCGCTCATCCATCTGTAATCTAGCTGCCTCCAGCTCTTCCTCAGAAACATTTCCTCCCTCCGCCGTGGTATACGAGAAGTAATTCCAGTTAGCATATTCAGGTGCATCACTCGCTCCCATATCCGCCAGGTCCTTTGCCCAGTTATGCCCGTGGGGCGTGCCAATGAACAGCACCCTCGCCATCTGATCCGCGCAGGCAGGTCTCAGTACCTCTTGCCAAACCTGCTCCTTGCAGAAAGGGAACTCATCCATAACCAGGAAGGAGATTGAAACCCCTCGAAGGGCATCCGCATTCTCAACTCCCTTCAGCGTGATCCGCGATCCATTTTTCAACCAAAGGGTTAGCTTGGTCTCATTGACCTTTTCAATCCAACCCGAGGGAGCCAATTTCTTGAGAATGAACCATTCAATTGACTCAGCTGCCGCATGAGTAGGTGCCGTGTAGTAGCACAGGCTGCCAGGTTTCTCTCTCGCCGCTCTCAGCAACTCAACAGCAGCCAGAAAGGACTTCCCGAATCGTCGTCCTGAAATAACTACCCGAAACCGGTGCTCATCTCCAAAGATAACGGACTGAGGCTTGGTGAGATTTATCTCCAGGACTATATCTCTTCAGCAGTAACTGCCTCTGCCATGTTGATAACCAGCGGAGCCATCTCCACTGAGAGATCACCAGAATGTTCTACTGCCTTGAGCTTCGGCTCAACATACTCAGCCACTGCCTTGTGACACTTGAACTTGAGATCAGGATCCTCAATTTCTGGATCATTGGCCATGTGTGCCATTGCCAGAAGAGGATGATAGTTGCCAAATTCTGCCTTCAGACGATCTTTGAATGCTTGTTTCTTGCTTATTGACATCTGTTCTTGATCCTTTAATTGTAACAGTAGTATAAACCCAGTTAACTACTATCCTAGGTTATATCTTTGGAAATGTAAACAAGGTTTATAAAAATATTTTATAGTCTGTAAGGTGAGGTGAGCTGTGCAGATTAGATCGGGTAGTTTGAGTAGATGAGAATTATTCTTATTTAGTTTAAAATTTGATGTTCTTTTTTTGTTGACGGTATGCGCGCGAAGGGGGGAGGGGGGACCCCTTATTAGCTGAGTTTATTCGATATAACCCGAGTTAATAATTAATATTTATTATTAGCTGAGTTTATTAATAATAAATTGGGTTGATAACATGAATTAAATTAATCTCGGATTAATAGAATTAATAATATAAATAAAATTCATTGAGAATAAATAGAGTTGATGATGTGAATTATTTTTATTGGGAATAAGCTTAGTTAATAATATAAATAGATTTTATTGGGAATAAATAAAATTCATGATGTAAATAAAATTAATCTCGAATTAATAAAGTTAATAGTATAAATTAAATTCATTAAACATAAATAAAATGGATAGTATAAATTAAATTCATTAAATATAAATAAAATCCATGAATCGAATTATTATAAATAAAATTCATTGAATATAAACAACTTTATTATAAATAAAATTCATTGGATATAAACAACTTTATTTGTACAATGCTGGTTTATTATTCTAAGATACGATTTATAAATAAAAATAAATTTATTTATATAACGGAGAAAGTAATATGATTTTTAAAAGTTACGATCCCGAAAATCGCAAATTGATTTTCGATGGTTGGAAAGAATTAATAATTTTTTTCGATCTTTCTAAGGAGGATTATAAAAAAATACGAGATTCCTTCCATGGAATTACTCTTAGCAATGGAATAACCATTACGAAATATCCAACATTATAAATAAAATTTATTGGATATAAATAACTTTATTTGTACAATGCTGGTTTATTGTTCTAAGATTAGTTTATAAATAAAAATAAATTTATTTATAAACTTTGGAAAATATTATGAAAGAAAAAATAATTCGCGTTCCAATTTCGATTTCTAAGAATCGAAAAGCACACATCTCAGTCACTGATACTGATGCAATTATTACTCCGATTGAATATATATCGAAATCTGCTGACGAAGATGAAAGAATAATGCTTAGTTTATACTGTTTTGATGAAAAGATCTGTGCTGCATTACTAAAGAAAATTCCGAATTCTTTAGACTATTCCTTATATAAGAATTTTAACACAATATAGAAAGTGAGCTAAAAATGAAACTACAAAAAAGTAAGCTATTCAATTCTCCCACTTCCGATGAAAGAATTGGATTTATATTTAATGATTTATATATTATAAATCCATATATCGATGAAAGTGGAAGATTTTCAGTAGATCCTCAGAAATATTATGGATTGAGTAATGACGATGTAATGGAAATCACTCTTCACAACAATCTTCAAGGAGTATATGAGAAATGAACCGTACAAAATTAAAACATAAAACTAGAATTTTGGTCACTAAGAAAGATGATGAAAATTACTTGAAAGAAGGACAAATTGCCGTATTGGTTGAATCAGATGGTCCTATTCAATACTCTATAGGCTTTCCCAACCGCATCATCACCGAAAGATACAATATTTTTGAGTTTACAGTTCTAGGAGAAGAAAAATGAGATATGAAAGAGTTCATAGTGTGAGTGAATTGCTGAGGGCTGCAACCTGGTATTTTAAAAGTCAAGATGTAGATGGTCTTATGTGGTTGAAGGATCTTGCTAATGGTTGGATGCAGACTGAGGAGGAAAGATTTGCTCAAGTAGAGATGCTGGATGCAATGATAGAATTTTTGGATTGAGTCGAAACCCCTGAAAAGGAGTCCACTGAAAACTGACCAACTCAGTGCTGATGATGACAGGTCAAAACTTAAATTCTTAGAAGGAGAATTAACATGAACATTTATTATTTGATTAACAATAGGACCTTTCAACCGTCTGCCTTTAAATACCTCAGCAAAGCTGATGAGGTGGGCAGCAAGATGAAGGATGATTTTTCCATTATTCAAGATGAGGATGATCTGTCCCTTTACAATGGATCTGAGCTAATTAAGATCTATGCAAAGCTTGGTCATAAGGTCAAGAAGTTTAGCTCTAAGCCAGATGGTGCTCAGAAGATCATGAAGGTGATTGAGGAGCTGGAAGTAAATGAAGAGAAGGGAAACCCACCCTATTTGATCAACAACGTTGAACAGTCCACTGACCCTATAGCTACGGATGACCAACCGCCTAAGAGAAAGTCACCAGTGATTCGCTCTAAGAAAATCAGGGGAGTGGGTCAGTTAGTCAAGCAAGGTATACTCCATGGAATGGGTGATGGAGAGATCCTTGATCTAGCTCATGCTCAATATCCTGAGAATACTACTTCCCAGAAAGATCTCAGTTGGTGGAAGTGGGATATGAGGAATAAGGGCTTGATTGATGAGTTTAATGAGCCTACTGAGATTGGCTTGGCTGCCAGGATTGACCTTGCAGCTTGAGGAAAATGGGACGATAGGAGGGATTTAATTAACCCCCTATCGTTACCCTTAACTTACTCTCCTCTGTTTGGTGACGGACCTACGAGGAGATCAATTGGAGAAGAAAAATGGATGAAATGGTACGAATGGAGATGATCGATGAGATTGTTGAACAAAAGATTGAGTATGAGCTAACCAAGCAGCAGGTCATCTCTTATGCTTATTTAGGACTAACCAAGGAGATTTCAAATTACTCTGATCAAGATCTACAAGATGAGTGGGATGACACCGTTAGGGAGGACTGGATCGATGATTAATATTCTCTTTAGATTAATATTGATTGGAATCGTTGGTCTGTTCTTCTTTGTCATTATCTGGGGGATCTTTCTCTCCCTTATCATCAATTACTAGAGAGGACCAACCGCATGAACTTTGATGATCCAAGAAACTTTGACTATAAACCTCGAACCTCTGGTCGTGCTCCCTTTATGGGGGTACTAGAATTGTTAGGAGAGACCCTCCAGTTCGTTCTCCTTTTGATCCTGGTTCTAGCTCCTCTTTTTCTCTTTTAATAACCAGGTTTTCTTCCTAAATCAAAAGCGTCCTAAAACGGTCCATTTACGCAAAGTTCACCGCACGCAGCAGGAGGCACCTTGCGAAAAAATGACTACTGTCTACTTATTATATTAGCTTTATAAAAGGACAAAAGGACAAAACACCCTAAAAACCATGGTAGGCAAGGAAAAATCGGTGTCCTTTTACCCTTGTCCTAACTGGTTTTTTAAGGGGAAAGTTTAGGGACAAGGACGCCATTTTTACACAATACTTAATGATATTGCTAAGTATTGTCTGGGGTGTCCTAAAGAGGGCCCTAAAAAGGACCACCAAAAAAGGACCATAAAAGGACACCAAAGGGCCCAAAAATGGTTTACATGGATCCTCCAACCGTGATAAGATGCTGCTTACTTTCCACGATAAAAGCAAGATAAAAAGGAGAACGAATGAGGTATTTTTATCAAGGGAATTTGCTAACCTTGGAGGGATGGGCTCATTTCCTGGCACAAACTCCCAAATTCAAGGATGACAATCCAGAGATTATTCTTGAATTATTAAAGAAGGATCCACAGGAAAAGATAGAACAGTTCTGGAGATGGTCAGTTACTTCTAAATCGCTGATTCATTCTTCTACTGGGGAGGTTCATTCTTTGGCAGAATGGGCGATCAAGTCAGATTTAGATCCAAGAACTATTCAATTTAGGTTAGATAATTTCTGGGTAGTTGATCTGGCAATTAAAGGATCAAGAAGAACTAGTCGGAAACCTCAACTAAAGTCTGAGGTAATTATAATTGGGGAAATGGAGGCAGCGGCGTGATGGAGAATGTAGTGGATATGCGAGGAGATTCCTTACAAAACTTGAGAAACCATGTACTGGAATATCATCAAAATGGTTGGAATGTAATTCCAGTAAAGTATAAGGGGAAGAGTCCAATTGGAAAGGACTGGCAAAAGGGAGTAACGGCTTCAACCGAGTATTTAGATCAGCAGCTATCTTTTGGAATCTGCAATTTGGGATTGCTCTTAGGGAAAGAGGTAATTGACATAGACTTGGATTGTGCAGAGGCAAGGTATTTCGCCCCTAAGTTTCTCCCAATCACCTTGTCCTTTGGTAGGAAATCCTCAGAAAATAGTCATCTGATATACTCTTTAGGGCAGATGATTGACAAGGCAGCAACCCTAAAGTTTACTTGGCCAAAATCCTTAAAGGTTGAAGAAGAACATGCCACCATCTTGGAGCTACGGGGACAGACAGAATCTGGTAACTATACCCAAACCGTAATCCCCCCTAGCATCCATCCCTCAGGAGAGGAGATAACCTGGAATGATTCTCTGTCAAAGATCAGAGAAATCCCCTCCCTTAAGCTAATTGATAAGGGAGTTCGGTATACGGCAATCGCCTCTTTCTTAGCTAAGATATGGAACTCCTCTCAAAGAGAGAATCTAACTGGAGCCTTAACCGGTTGGATGTTAAAGATGGGAGAGGATTCTGAAAAAGTAAGAGATTTGTTGGATGAGGTAATTAGATATGTAGGAGATGAGGAACACCGATCCAGACTAAACTACATTGATAACACGATTGTAAAGTATGAAAATGGAGGAGAAGTATCTGGTATAGGAGCAATAGAAAAGGAACTAGGAAAACCGCTAGCTGAATGGTTGATTAAAACCCTAGGAGATGATGGACTACTCAGTGGAGGATTCCAGAGACCTAACTTTGAGGAGCTGCAGTACAAGGACTTGCCAATACTAGGGGTGGACGAGAACTATCGTCATCTGATCTATGTCCAAGATCTGAATCGATATGTGAGAATTATAGGGGGGAATTTTGATAGAGAGCCTTCCCTATTTGATCAACAGCACGTGGGAAATGCCTACCGAACCTATCTAGGGAAGACCGCGGGAGAGATCATTCGAAATTCAGTACCCGATGTAGTAACCATGGGATATGCCCCTGGTGATTCAATATTAACGATAGATTCAGGAACAGGAGAAACCATCCTAAATACCTGGAGAGGGCCCGTTAGAGAACCAGCTGAAAAAGTAAATCCAGAAGAGATTAGTCTATTTGAAAATCATCTACTGGCCCTATGCTGTGGAAGAGAAAGGGAAGCCGAGCTACTAACTGCTTGGCTAGCCTATCTGATTCAACATAATCAAAGTAGATGCACCTGGGGAGTGCTATTTATAGGAGGAGAAGGTACCGGTAAGGGAACCATTCTAACAATCATGAGAGAGATCCTGGGAATTTCCAATGTTACTAGTCGAACGGCAAGTAGCGCCATGAAAGATGAAACCTTCAATGGTTGGCTTTCCAGTAAAAGATTGGTAGCAATTGAAGAGATTATGATGGGCCGAATAAGCAGTGTTAAGCTAGGTAACGCGATCAAGGAATGGATAACCGAGGAAAGGGTGTTAATAAGAAAGATGAGAAAGGAACCGATCTCCTTTCCAAACTATGCTCAGTTCTTATTCACCACCAATAATGAGAATGCCCTACATTTAACAGAAGGCAACCGTCGACTGATGGTTCTCAGAAATGGGGATAGTATGTATGGTAAATCTAGTCATGAGGTAAGAGAGGACAATGAATCGTGGTTAAGGAATGGGGAATATTTTACCTGGTTAGATAATGGAGGATACGAGCAGATATATCGTTATCTTATTGATTTTGATACAAAAAAAGTGAAGGAATTTGATCCAAGAATGGCCCCAATGACCCTAGACAAAACAGAATTAGTACATGGAACTCAAACAGAGGTATTCAAGCATATTGAAGAAGGAATTGAAAGTTATGACTACCCCTTCGAGAAAGATCTAATCAGGCCAAAGGAGATTGCTAAGTGGTTAAAAGAAGATTTCAGTCTAAGGGTAAATGTTTCAGAGATTAAACAAGCATTGAAAAGTTTAAAGGCGGTCGAGATTCCTTCAGAACAATGTAGAAGAAAATTAAATGGTAAAAATCGTAAGTTCGCCACTTGGTGCATTCGAAACTGGAAAGAGTGGAAATTAGCAAAACCATCTGAACGATTCAACTACGTTGTAGAAGGGGAAGAAGAAAGCTATGAATTCTAGTTATAGGATATAAAATAGTTTTAGTCCTCTTTACTAGTTAATTAGTTTAGAATAGATCCATCTTAAATCAAAGACCGGAGGTCAAAAGATGTCATTTCACTTTCCCCTATACGTAGGTCCTGCCTACGGCAGACAGTATAAAACCATTGCTCAGGTAGAAAAGGACTGGGAAGCAGGCAAGGATTTCAAGATTCATGGTGGTCCTTACATAAACAAAGAGGACTATTCCCGATATAAGGCAAATCAATCTTGCTTGGTATTTGAGCAAGGGTCCATGCAGTTTAGGATTGTCTGATGAAGTGGAAAACACAACCCTATCAACACCAGCTAGATGTCTGGGAAAGATCAAAGGATCTTGAATATTTTGGTCTCTTTCTAGAACAGGGAACGGGTAAAACCATTACCACCCTAATCACAGGGGCCCATCTACATCAAAAAAAGAAGATTGAAGCAATCGTGGTGCTTGCTCCCAAGGGAGTTCACCTTAACTGGGAAGAAGAAACCAAACAGCATCTGCCAATTGAGGACTATAGCTTCTTTGTGTGGAATTCCACCTTTTCTAAGAAGGTACAGCAAAGCTTGGAAAAGACGATTAGTTATCCTGGATTAAAGATATACTCTTTCAATATCGATGCGGTTAATACCGACAAGGGAAGAAAGATCATAGAATGGATTATGCAAAAGCAGGAAACCCTGCTAGTTCTAGATGAATCCAGCAAGATTAAGTCCCCCAAGGCAAAGCGAACCAAGGCTCTTCTCAAGTTAGCTCCTAAAGCTAAGTATAGAAGAATTCTAACTGGGACTCCGGTTACTCAGTCCCCTCTTGATGTCTGGTCTCAGCTGCAATTCCTGTCTCCTCGAATCCTTGCAATGGGGAGTTTCACCGTATTTAGCAATCATTTTGCTCTTTTTGAGGAAAAGATAAACATGGGGACTGGTCGTCGATTCCGAGTAGTGAAGGAGTATCGAAATCTGGATGAATTGAAAAGACTTATCGACCCCCATACCGTTAGAATTACCAAGAAAGAATGCTTAGATTTACCAGACAAGATCTATATAACCAGAAGAATTGAGCTAAATCCAAACCAAAAGAAGATGTATAAGGAGATGAAGGATAATCTGCTGGTAGAGATTGAAAACCAAGAGGTAACCGCTCCTTTGTTAATCACAAAGATGCTTCGACTATCTCAAATAACAGGGGGGTATCTTGAGAAGCTTCCTATCCCTGGAAACAATCCAAAGATCGAAGCGGTAAAGGAAATCCTAGAGGAACTGGATAATACAAAAAAGATAATTATCTGGTGTAGATTCATCGATGAGATTAAAGGACTGGAAAAGGAACTGAAAAAGATAGGAAAGGTGGTTACTTATCACGGAGAAGTAAAACAAGAAAATCGACAAAAAGCAATAAAGTCCTTTCAAGAAGATCCAAAAACAAGATTCTTTGTGGCAAATGCAGCCACAGGGGGAACTGGCATCACGCTTACAGCAGCAGATACGGTAATTTATTATTCCAACAGCTACTCCTTAGAAGATCGACTTCAATCAGAAGATCGCTGCCATCGCATAGGTCAAACCAACCGTGTAACCTACTATGACCTTGTAGCAAATAGTACCATTGATACTCACGTTCTGGCCGCCCTAAAACAAAAGAAAGGGTTTGCCGATACCATTACGGGTGATGGTATTAAAAATCTTTTATAACCTATAAATAACTTTAGTTGTACTTTATTATAGAAAAAGCTAAAATTAACACATTAAAAGGAGAAAACATGGATTTATCAGAGATATTTCAAGAGGATACGGGAACGATTACGGCTCCTCAAGAAGAGGATCTTTCCACCATCACTAGTTTGGCTAGGATGCAGATAAACTATCAAAGAGAGATCGAAAAAGCAGAACTATCCCTTAAGGATTTAAGGGAAAAGCTACGAAAGATTGAACAGGAAGATCTACCAGAGGCTATCCTAGCTACTGGACTTCGTTCTCTTACCCTAGAATCTGGACAAAAGATAACGATTAGCGATGAGATAACCGCTACCATTAAAGCGGATAATAAGGAAGAAGCTTTTGGATGGATTAGAGGTCAGGGATATGGATCCTTGATTAAGCATGATGTAAATACCCAATTTAAAAAAGGAGAGGAGGAGGCAGCAAGACATTTTATAGATTATCTTCAGGATAACGGTTTCGCATATTCCGACAAGGAGTCAATCCATTGGCAAACCTTAAGAAAATTTGCAAAAGATCTCATGGAAGAAGGTAAGCCTCTTCCTCCTGAGATTGATATTTACGAGTATAAAAAGGCTATCATTAAATAACTTTCGGAGAAAGAAAAATGGCAAAAAATTTGACAGATAAGCAAACCCAAGAATTGGCACTAGCCTCTTTTGAGGAGGATGCAGGAATTGGTACTGAGGACATGAGCAAGGACGATCTGGTTCTTCCCTTCTTGCGAGTAGCTCAGAAAATGAGTCCTATTCTTGATGAGGACGATGGCCAGTATAATCCTGAGGCAAAGGTTGGGATGTTTTATAATACTGCAACCGGAAAGCTCTATAACTCGGTTAGGGTAGTTCCAGTATATTACTCTAGAACCGCCTTAGAGTGGGCCCCAAATGGTGGAGGTTTTGTGGCAGAACACCCTATAACTATCTTGGATACCTTGGAGCGAAATGACAAAGGAAAGTATCTTAAGGGAGAGAATGTAGTGGATGATACTCGTCAACACTATGTATTTATCATTAACGAGGATGGTTCTTATGATCCTGCCCTTCTTTCCCTCTCTTCTACTGGTATCAAGACCTCTCGTAATTGGAATACCATGATGAGAAACCTTAAGATACAGGGAGCAAACGGTTCTTTTAATCCCCCTATCTTCTCTCAGATTTATGGGCTTACCACCGTTTCACAAAGCAATGACTTTGGTACTTGGAAGGCAATTCATGTAGCTCACGAGGGATCTATTACTACTCCTGAACTCTATACTGAGGTCAAGCAAGCTCACGATAGCTTTGCAGCTGGAGAGGCAAAGGTTGATTATAATGAGAATGTAGATAAGAAAGAGTCCTCATCTGAAGAGTATTAATAACAAAGCCCCTTCGGGGGCAGAGGAGAGAGAATGGAGTTTCGAGTAAACTGTAGAAAGTGTCTATACCATTTCAATATAATTCGCTTAATAGAAGAAGATCCAAGTGTTAAGAAAGTAGAAGATAAGGTAACAGGGGAGAGCAGATTACGATTTACCTGTCCTATGTGCGATTATTCTCAAGAATCTATAATCTGGAGGAAACCATGAGTAATGAATTTAATTTCAATTTCCCAGATCTAGATAGATCTACCCTATTATCCTTGGATGTAGAAACCAGAGATCCAGATCTACTTACCATGGGTCCCAGTGATTTAAGAGGGGGAGGATATGTTGTAGGTTATTGTGTAGGATTTCATGATGGAGAAAGATGTGTGGGCCACTATCTTCCCATTCGACATCCTGAGGGATTCAACTATCCAGAGGATAAGGTAATTGGATGGATCAAAGAACAATTGGAGAAGGAAATAACGGTAATTGGTCATAATATTGGGGGTTATGATCTGGGATGGATGGCTACGGATGGACTATACTGTAAAGGAAAGATCATAGATACCATGGGAGTAGAGGCTATCGTTGATGAAAATGCAGTTTCTTATTCTTTGAATACCCTTGCTAAGAAGTATCTAGGTTCCTCCAAGACAGAGGAAATATTATACGAATATTGTGCAAATCACTATGGAGGACGAGCTAATCGCTCTCAGGGGAATAATTTCTGGCGAGTTCCCAGTGAGATAATGAGGGAATATGGAGAGGGAGATGCGATACTCCCCTTGCAAATATGGGACTATCAAAAGAAACTTTTAGATAAGGAAGATCTTTGGGAGATATTCGATCTTGAAATGGATCTTTTACCCTTGCTGCAGAAAATGCGAAAGCGAGGGGTTCGAGTAAATATGGAAAAAGCCCATAAACTCAAGTTAGAGATGAGAGTAAAGCAAGATCGAATTCAAAGTGAGTTAGAAGAGATAGTAGATTTTAAAGTAAATACAGCTCAAGCTTCTAGCTTAGTTACTCTTTTTGAAAAGTTGAATCTTCCCATTCAAGAGACAGAAAAAGGGAATCCTTGTTTTAATAGTGAAGCTTTGAAAAAGATAGATCATCCGGTTACAGAGATGATCTCTACGATCAAGAAACTAGAAAAATTCAGAGGTACATTTTTAGAGGGGTATTTTGATAAATATGAATTAAATGGACGGCTACATCCCCAGTTTCATCCTCTTCGTAAGGGAGATGGAGGAACGGTAACGGGTCGCTTTAGCTCTTCTCAACCAAATCTACAGAACATCCCTGCAAGAGATGGGGAATATGGTCCTATCATGAGATCTTTATTTATTCCAGACAAGGGACAGGTATGGACGGGTATTGACTATTCTTCCATTGAAGTAAGAGTCTTTATGCACTATGCCAAGGGAAATCTTGCGGATAAAGCAAGAGCAGAATTTCATGCAAAGCCAGATATTGATTATCATCAAATGGTAGCAGATATGACTGGACTCCCTAGACAACAAGCAAAAACGGTAAACTTTGGAATCTTATATGGGATGGGAAAGAAAAATCTCGCAATTCAATTAGGAGTTCCTGTAAAGGAAGCCGAAAAGGTTCTTGCACAATACCATAAAAAACTTCCCTATGCAAAGGATCTACTATGGAAGGTAGCGAATGTAGCTGAGGACAGAGGATACATCAAGACCATTCTAGGACGTCGAAGAAGGTTTAACTTATGGGAACCTAACAGATGGACTCCGGGAGCTTTCCCCTTACCTTTAGGAGAAGCACAGGAGAAGTATGGAACGGGTATCAAAAGAGGATTTACCTATAAGGCCCTGAATGCTCTTATCCAAGGGAGTGCAGCAGATCTGATGAAGAAAGCAATGGTGGATATTTATAAATCTGGGGTATGCGATGAAATTGGGGTTCCTTTGATGACGGTTCACGATGAGCTTAGTTTTAGCCATGATCCAGATAAGGAAGAGGCTCTACAGGAAATGAAGAATATAATGGAAAATGCAATTCCAATTCGAATCCCTATATTGGCAGATATGCAGGCAGAAAAATCTAACTGGGGAGAGGCCCATTAATATGACTAGAGAAGAAAAAAGAATACTGGAGTTGATGAGAAATATCTATCCAGAACCTCTTTATGTAGCAGACTTCTGGCTTAGTCATCAACATCGAGCAGCAGCAATAAAACGATTCAAGACAGATGGCGTCTTATTAGTAAATCCCTTGGATCATGGAGTTACCAAGATCGAATTAAAAAGGGGACTGGATTCTTTAGAAGGAGCTCACTAATGGCAGGTCCTGAGGCAAGATTTAAGATGAGATTTGTTAAGAAACTCCGAGAATACGGTCATATTCAACCGATTGAAAGTATAACTGCTCCTGGTATACCCGATGTCAATGGGTGTATAGACGGAATAGAGTTCTGGATAGAGCTAAAGTATTTCCCTATCTGGCCAAGGAAAAAATTCAATTCTAAGCTTAGCGAGTATCAGAAGTTATGGCTACGAACTAGATGGAAAAATGGAGGGAAAGCCTTTTACCTTGCTCAAATTGAAAAGGATTATCTTTTTCTTATGGGGAAAACGGTCATGGAGATAGATGGAGAATATCCAATGGATGTGATATGTCAAGGTAAACTCTGGGAAAAAGGGATAAATTACGAAGAACTTATATCCTATATTAAAAGATAGTATGCTATAATAAACGAATCTTAAGAAGATCTTAAGACAATTCAATTAACTGATCGGAGATCAATCATGGCTAGAAAAGCGATTAATAGATCGTATAATCCAGGTGTAGATCTGGCAGAAGCGAAGGTTCGTGGGCATCAGAAGTCTATCTTAGATATGGTAGCAGCTAACCCTGGAATCGATAGGATTACCCTTATTGAAAGACTGGAAGGGGTAATGGAAACAAAGATGAAAACGGGAGTTGCTGGTTTACTTTCTTATTACGAGAAATCACTTATAGAAAAGGGATATCTTGAGGTAGAGAAATTACCAGAAGCAATGGCAGAAGCGGCTTAGCAGTTCCTTCTAGAGGTCTCACTACCCTCTCTAATCCTCCCATAGTGCGTCTGTTCCACGATACGGAACACTCATTTCTAGCCGGAGGTTAAGATGCTAAAGATAAAAAGAACAAGCGAAGATGCAATTATTCCCACAAGAGCAAATACTGGAGATGCAGGATATGATGTATATTCTCCAGTTAGTCAACAGATAATTGGAGGAGGAGATGTAAAGATACCTCTTGATTGGAAATGTTCTTTTCCTTCTGGTTATGCTATGGTATTCTTTAATAAATCAGGACGAGCTACCAAGGATAAGCTAATTGTAGGAGCAGAAGTTGTGGATTCTGGCTACCGTGGAATTGTGCATGCTCACTTATTTAATCTAGGACAAGAAACCATTTATATCCATAAGGGGGAGAAAATTACTCAATTTCTTATGCTAAGGATCAATACTCAGGAAATCGAAGAAGTAAATTTTTTAGACGAGACAGATAGAGGAGAAGGTGGTTTTGGGAGCAGCGGACTATGACTACCAAATATAAGATGGGATCTAATCTTCGGCTAGATATGCTAGAGGGGATTATTGATCTGAACTGTAAAGAAGGAACAACCAATCTTATTAATGAGTTTTACGGTTCGATTAGACAGGATGCTTGGTTATCAGCTAGACCAGAATTTAGACTTCCTGATCTTGAAGATGCAGAACTAGAAAACTATGTTAAGGAATGTAATGATCTGAATATTACCTTTAACTATACCCTTAATACTATCTCACCTGGTAGCAAGGAATTTCTTGCTAAGAATAAAAAAAGAATACAGGATAGACTTAGATATCTGATTGATATTGGGATAGGCCGGATCACCATGGCACATCCTCTGCTGATGGAACTTTTGAGAGAGATTGATTCAAACTTTCCTCTTGAGGTATCCACCATTGCGGAAGTTCGAACTATCTCGCAGATTCGATATTACAAGGATATGTACAATGCAGACAAGATTTGTCTTGCTTTAGAAAGGAATCGGGATATATCCTGGCTAGAAGAGGCAGCAAAAGTAGCCAATGAAATAGAAGTTAATCTTGAATTACTGGCAAATGAATTTTGCATGGTAGGGGCAGAAGGTTATACCACTCCATGTACCTATCGAACTTCTTGTTATGAAGCTCATGCTACCGATACCACTCAGGAATCTGCGGAGAACTTTAACTGCTATCCCATGGACCGCTGCATGACAGCTAGGGCTCAATCCAAATCGGCATATTTGAAATCTAAATTTATCCGACCAGAGGATGTTAAGCGATACCATGATATTGGTATTCGTCATATGAAGATTACTGGTAGAACGGGATCAACGGATTATATTCTCAAGATGGCTGAGGCTTATCTTGCAGAAAAATATGAGGGAAACCTATTAGGTTTGTGGAAACAGCTGGATACTATCTATAATCATAAGTCTGAATTGGAAGATAATACCGGAATCTACATTGATAATCGTGAGCTAGATGGTTTTATGAATTACTGGTTTCAAAAGAGAGATTTCCGTTGTGCTGAAAAAGATTGTGGTTATGAGTGTAGCTACTGTGATAATTTCTTAGAATGGGGGGAGAAGCGCGAGGTCTTCTTTGAAAAATGATAATACTAGAAGGACCAGATGGCAGTGGTAAATCTCATCTCTTGGAGAGAATGAAAAAACCAGACTCCGCCTTTTATAGATGGGGGAAACGACACTATTCCAAGTCAGATTTCAGATGGATGCTACATGATCTTTGGGCAGATCCAGATAGATTTATCTATGATAGAGCCTATTTATCTGAACAGATTTATGGGCCCTTATTAAGAGATGAAGATAAAATCGGTAAATCGGGCAGAAGGATGTTGGATAGAGTTGCTCTTTCTAAGCAAGGGATAGTAGTATTATGCATTCCCCCCTTTGAGGTAGCGAAGAAGGCCTGGGCTTCTAGGAAGGAAGAGGAACTTATTCAGGATGGTAATTTATATAATCAACTTTACTCAGAATATTTATCCCTTGAAACAGATCTTCCTATCATACAATATGATTGGACCGTGGATACCTATATGGATCTCGAGAGAAGAATCCTCGAGGCCATGCCAAATAAAAACCTAGGTTACGGGATAGGGAATTACAGTGGTAGCAGCACTCTACTAGTAGGAGACATGGTAAAGCACAGGGGGCAGTTCGAGGCTTGTTTTTGTTGGGATCAGGGTAGTGCTCCATGGTTAGCTGATAAACTAGAAGAGGCTAGTATTCCAGAGGATAGACTATACTGGATTAATGCAAGAAACTATCTAGGACGAGTCAATCCAGCAGATTTTATCGAGAAGATGAACCCTGAAAATATAGTTGCCCTTGGAAATAAAGCAGCGAGTTGGTGTGATAACAACAGCTTAGCCTATGAAAAGGTAAAGCATCCACAGTATTGGAAGAGATTTAAGAGTAAAGAAGAATACCCATTAATACCATTGCTAAAGGAGAGGATAAGTGGTTTACAATATTATTGATAAGTTTTGGATTCTTCCCGCCATCATAAAGGGAACAAGAGAGGTAATCTGGGAAAATAGGGGGGAATTTCCTTACTTAGAGGATATCTGGATTAAGGAAAAATTACTTACTGAAAAAGGAAACTTAACTTTTCTAGGAGAGGAAACGATCGAATGTCTAGATCTTTTTGAATATGAACTTCGATTGGTTCAATCTCAAGTTAATGAACCTAGACCAGAGACTATTCCTGAAAACTATAGTTTATTGAGATCAGGACTAGCAGCTTATACTGAGGAATTTCTTTTACCTTATTGGAGAGATATTGTTAAGGCCCAAAGCTTTAATAAGAAAGAAGCAAAGGTTTTAGATTATGGAGGAGGAGCGGGGCAGTATGCTATAGAATACCGCTCTCTCTATCCTAATTCTGAGTGTTTTATAGCAGATAAGGCAGATCCCAAGACAGAAGAGGATATCGAGTATATCCCCGTTGATTTTCGATACAATCCTAATTGGTATCATCATTGGGAAGAGAGATTTGATCTTATTCTACTCAATGAAGTAATGCATCTAGGAGATGAACTCCATGACTATCTCCTACAATCATCTAAAGAGATGCTTAAGCCAGGGGGATATCTCATTGTAGGAGAGCAGTTGCCAAACCCTAGATTTAACTGGAGAATGGCAGCATATACTGAGAACGGACGGTGTCTCTCTCCCCACGAGCTTAATGAGATGGCCAGGAACAATGGTTTAAATCCTCATTTTTCTTCAGCCATAAATGGCAGTCATTACTTTTCAGTACTACAAAAATGATTAGACCTGACATAGATGCCTACTTCATGGAGATGGTTCAACTTGTAGCAAAAAGAGCTACCTGTGTTCGTCGCCAGGTGGGTTGTATACTGGTCTCCAACCGCGGACACATCTTAGCAACTGGGTATAACGGAGTTCCCAGCGGGTTTCCTCATTGTTTGGATAAACCTTGCAAGGGAGCTACTGCTAGTTCTGGGAAATCTTTAGATGATTGTTTAGCTATTCATGCAGAACAAAATGCTCTTCTTCAATGCTCCGATGTTAATCTAATAAAAACTGCTTATGTAACTACTAGCCCCTGTATTACCTGTACTAAACTATTAATGAATACCAGTTGTGGTAGAATAGTATTTCTGGAGGAATATCCGCATTCACGATCAAAAGAAATTTGGCAGGGGGAGTGGACTCGGTATGCCTAGTTACCACGGCACTACTGCCAAACTGAACGTAGCTCTGGAAATGGCAAAGAAAGTGATGAGGTTGAAGAAGAACCTAAAAGATGCCGACACAGAGTGTCGTTATGAGATAGACGATCTGGCAGCGATGGCTCAGATGATCTTGCTTGAAGTAGAAGAGAGGGAGAAAGAATGAGCTACACCGACCACGAAGGTACTGAGTTCAAAACCAAAGGAGCAATGTGCCGCCACTGGGGGATCACGCATT